AGACCAAGGGAGTCCTCCAGTTCACCAGTGGACCTGGAATCATACTTGGTGCCGCTGCCAATGACGGAGGATAGATTGCTTTTTGTTTTCTCAAGCACTACCTCGCCACCAGCCTCTAGCACTGTTTCTGCAATGGAGTCAAACTTGCTTCCCAGGCGAGACATACGCTCTAAAAATTCATCAGGCATTTTCACATCAACTCGTGCCACTGGAAACGACCTCCTTTGCTAAGACCTCCACATACATACCGCGACCTTTTACATCCTCCACAGAAGTAATTTCGTATCTTCCGTCCTCACAAATCAGCACCATTGCTGTTGTAACTTTGATATCTGGAATCACACGAAATCGAAATAGGTCTGTGGAATCGGTAAAGGTGCTGCGGTTAGCCCATTTCTCACTTCCATGTCGGCCTTCTCTATAGGCTCTTACGGAAGCCACCACCACATCGGTAATAGTAGAAAAACCCTCGTCATCTAAAACTTTTTGTTTCTCAACAAGGTCAATAAACGTGTTCATCTTTCCAAAGCTCATATCACACCTTCCAATCTCGGTCCAGGCGCAATAGCAGATTTACGGTATTCCAGACCTGTTGACTAGCCTGAACATTATCTGCAAAGAAACCGCCTGTGGAACCGTCTCTGGATTCATAAAAATGCGATGCCAGCATAATCACCGCTTGTTCTGTGGTGGCCGGCATCGTATTTTCTGTGTAGTATCCTTCAGAAATATGCTGATAGCTTTCCGCATAAGAAATGGCGGCAGTGATGAAATGCTCTATCAGTCCATCATCTGCCGAGTGCTCCAGAATCAGATTCTCTTTGACCTTACTTAAAAGCTCACTCATCACTGCCACCTCCCATTACTTAGGCGCCCATCTTAAGCACCTGAACTGCTTCAGGAAGCACCAACTTACCGTCTACACGTTCTTTAGCAACAAAGCCCACCATACCGTTTCCGGCATAAAGCTCACGAAGCTCTGCAAAAGAACGAGTACCACGATCACCGATGTTGTAGTAGCTGAAATCACCAAAGGCGATGACAGGCTTACCAGCAGCAACAGTAGGTACAAAAGGAGAAGTCAAAACATCGTAACCGAACAACTTACCAGGTTCACCGGCCTGGTTAGAAGGCTGCCAGAGATACTGTCCGTTTTCATCCTTAAGCTTTCTGATAACCGCAATTGTCTGGTCGTTCATGATGAACTTCGCGCTCTTACGGTAAGGACTCTTCAATGCATATACAAGGTTGATGATTTCGTCCGCAGTGATTTCCGTTGCACTTGCTGCAGTTACACCAATCTGTGCACCACCAGTTTCTGCAAAGATACCGAGAGGCTTACCGTTACCATCCCCGTTAAGGAAGGCATCCTCTTCTGCGTTTGCCAAAGCCTTGCCGAACTGCTTGATGATATAGTTTTCAAGCTGGAAGGCATTGTCGTACAAGAGCTCCTCGGTTACCTTTACTGCAACATGAAGCTTGTGGGCATCAAGATTAATCTGGCTGAAGGTAGCGTCACCAAAAGTAAGCTCTCCGCCTTCCTCAATCCATGCAGCTGCAGGTTTGGCACTGGCAATGTTAATCTTGTGCTGCCCGCTAGTAGTGATTACGTTTGCAAGACCTCTGAAGATGTTTTCCTCAGTCAATACATCGATAAGACGAGAGTCATATTCCTCCGGTACAAGATAGCCACCGTTTTCATCGATACCTTCAGAAAGCACATCGTTGATAGTACGGAAGTTGGTACGAAGTGCCTTAAGCATACCAGCCTTATACGCATCAGAAGCGCGGCCAGTTTTAACCTTACCGTCACCATTATCCTTGCCACCGTTCATAGGCTTATGGGTGATAGGAGTGTTCACAGGCTTGTTAAGCTCAGACTCCATCATTTCCATTGCCTGCATACGTTCAATTTCAGAAGTGTAATTCTGTACCTTCTGTTCCATCTCTGCATAGGTCTTTGCATCGTCGGCAGAAAGCAAACCGTCTTTATCACGCTTTGTTTCTACAAATGCCTTAGCTGCTTCCCATGCTTTGTTACGCTTTTCTCTAAGTTCTAAAATAGTCATAATAAATTACCTCCAATTTTTGATAAGATTGAGCCTATCCATTAAGGAGTTTTGTTTCTGCCTTTTCAGGCTTTGCTTTGATTTCACATTTAGCGGCCAGCTTATCCATTAAAGAATTCATAACCGCTGCATTAGAAAACATCATGCTGACCTGCGGTACAGGAATTTCATCTGTTACAGTGCTTCTTTGCATAATTTCATCTGCAAAGCCAAGTTCGATAGCCTTGTTTGCATCCATCCAGGTTTCTGCATCCATAAGATGAGAAAGCTTAGTACGACTAAGACCAGTCTTGATTTCATAAGCATTTAAAATGGAATCCTTTACACTGCCAAGCATGTCAATTGCCTTCTGCATCTCCGCAGAATTTCCAAAAGCCACAGTCATCGGATTATGGATCATCAACATGGATACAGGGGATACAAGGACCTTTGTACCTGCCATAGCAATAACAGATGCAGCTGAGGCCGCAATGCCATCGATCTTGACCGTTACGTTTCCTTTGTAATCCATCAGCATGTTATAAATCTGTGCTGCAGCAATGCAGTCACCTCCCGGAGAGTTAATCCAAACGGTGATATCTCCACTTCCGGCATTTAGCTCTTCTTTGAAAAGCTGCGGTGTGACATCATCATCAAACCAGCTTTCTTCGGCTATCGTGCCATTTAGAAACAGAATCCTCTCCGTCGTCATCTCCTGTGTCTCCTGATTGGTTACCATCTGATTTTTCCAGTTCCAGAACTTCTTCATTCTGTGTTTCCTCCTTTCCTGCGAAAATGCCCGCATCCTTGAGCTTTGTCATATTGCCGTTGATAAGGTATAAGTCACCGCCTTCTTCAGCAGGGATACGGTCTAAGTTTTCAAGTTCACGTATGTCATTGGCACTCATCCAACCATTTTGTCTGCCGATAGCGTAACCGTTCATACGGCTTTGATAATCGCCACGAAGCAATCCGTCTACGTTGAACTTAATAAAATAAGCAGCCTTCTCAGACTGTGAAACCAATGTACGAATCATTGATTGCTCCCACCTTACAAGCCAAGGCTCTAAAGTGTACTTCACAAACTCCAAAGACTGCTGCTCTATATTAGAAAAGCTCGACTTTTCAAGATCACCCACCATGTGAGGAGGGACTCTGAAAATTCGAGCAATTTCATTGATTTGAAACTTACGTGTTTCAAGAAACTGTGCCTGCTCTGGCGAAATGGAAATAGGCGTATATTTCATGCCCTCCTCCAGAACGGCTA